ACGTGTTGCTGTTGAGGTGCTTGGGCGGGTGTTTGAGTACAAATGTAGTCATCCACCACTTTGCGAAGTTCGCCTACTTCAGAAGACTGACGACCCAGTAGCTTTTCAGCTTCTTGGTGCATCTTAACTACTTCTTCTAAAGACTTACCTTGGTACTTGTCCGGCAAGTTGGTTTCTTCTGGCTGAGGTTGCTCAACAGGTTCTTGTCGAATCTCGTTAACTTCGCTTTGTTCGATTTGATCCGCGTTTTCCTCTTCAGGGGGCAGATCTAGAATCGTTGCTCTAGACATAATTAAACTCCGTGATCGTTATCATTGTGGAGATGTTACTGTTTATTACCTGCTTTTTCGTGCTCTTTAACCCACTTCATGTGAGCGCCGGGGAATGAACCATCAGCGCCATTTAAGTGAAAGGACGGGGCAGATACCATACGTGTAGCGTTCGCGCCACAACCGCACCTACTGGTTGTAACGGTACTCTCTACCATTTCTTCAAAGACGTGTCCGTTAGTACAACGGAAGTCATAGATTTTATACATCAACAGGGCCTTCTTCTTCGGCTTCTGCCTGCTCTCTAGCCGCTTCTATAGTACCCTGAAGGTTGATTACAGTAGCGAAAGCAGCAACTTGGCCTTTACGGAAGAAGAGTTCTTCTGTGTCCTTGACTGTCTGAATGTCAGCCAATTGTTGTGCATTGTTGGATAACTCTTGTAGGAGTTGTTTGAAACCTTCGTGATTGAAGAGTTCGTTGTAGTTGTCGAAGTAGGTTTCAAGCTCAGGAGTCATAGTTTCCTCTAATGTTGTTAACTATAGTTTTATTATAGCATATTTTTATGTAGATGTCAAGTCTTTTTGCATGGCTTCTTGTCTTTTACAAGCATGACATTCGCCACAAACAACAAAACCACTAAGTAACTCTGTTGGTTTTCTGCAAGACCAGTAGTTGTTACGAAGGTACTCAGGCATGCTTAAGTAAATGCCTTTACTACGTTCTAGGGATATTAAAGACATTTCTTCAAAAGGAGCTAACCACACTGGTTTATTTCGTCGGCTTGTGCAGAGAGCGTTTAACACGCCCTGTGCTTCTGAACCTTCGTCTCTACCTATAGTGTAGTCACCTGTATACACAATGTTAAATTGTTCACCTGTTGCAGAAGACACTCTCATAGCTTGAAACAACGCAAGCGTCATGTCTTTGCCTCCCGGATATTTAGCTTTAAGGGAGTAAACCGAAGAAGAAAACTCAAAGGGTCTTTGGTGTTCCTTCATGTAGTTAATTGTGTTTTTAACTGCTTCTGCTTCCGCTTTGACACGACCTTCAGAGTTGTCGATGTGTATTGAGTGTACGTGTATGTCCTGTTCTGTGTGTTCCAAAAGGTTCCATAGTAATGACACACTGTCCATACCACCTGAGTACATCACTATGGCTTTTTCGTTTTTGTTTCCTTTGAAGTAGTTTTTGTTTAAACATATATCTAAAGCTTGCTTTACTTTAGTTTCGTAACTCACTTTTTTCTTCGTCTCCCTGAAGCTGTAACAGCGTGTTTGATTGCCTTGGGGCCTGTCTTGCGGCGAGCAGAAGAAGCTTTTTCAGATTTAGTCATCTTAGCTGCAACAGCCTTAGGACGACAAGAGGGGTAGGGACGCTTAGACTTACCTTTCTTTGCAGACTTACGTCCACAGGGTTTACCTGTCTTAACGTCTACCCACTCTTCCTTAAACCACTTCTTAAGGGATGCACCCTTCTTACTTTTTCTTACGGCCACTTTTGTTACCCCAGTTCTTAGCACCTACCTTACGGCATTTGGCGACTGCACCAGAAGCGTATGCGGAAGGCCAGACTTTGTACCTAGACTTGACCTTACGCGCACAAGCGTCGTTAGCTTTCTTAGTGCTACTTTTTCTTTTTGCTGCCACAACTACCTCGCTTCTTTTTCTTTGCTGGTGGTCGTCCTACTTTGCTTCCGTATGTTCCGGGTCCTTTAGGCATGTCTAGCTCCTTACTTGATAGTAGTCTTCAATTGTACACCGGACTTGTCGTCCTTTGTGTTTCATGTATACTGGTGCGCCTACTCTAAGCTTATGTATTGCTACTTGAGTTACGTCTTCAGATACGTTGCAGCTTGGTATAACTACGTACTGTTGATCTGCTTTTTCTATGAGAATCTTAGTGTCTGCTGATGCCTGTAACGACAGCAGCAATACTGCTACTAATAGTGTTCGCATTGTGTTCTCCTAACGTCATCACGACGTGCTTTAGCCTCACGGCTGTTTTACCACTTTTTACAAGACCAGTACCTCGCCGTGAGTTTGCTGGGTGGGTTTGTGTCACACTTGTGACGCGCTCTAAACGACTTACGTCGCGCAGGCTGGTCTTTCTTAATAGTCATCTTAGCGTCACCAAAACGTATGGTTTTTGTTTTGTCACCTTCTTTGGCTACTACTACAAACTTCTTAGTCGGGTGACTAGGCGTCCGCTTTGGTTTGTTGTACCCGCTTACGCCCGCTCGTGCTAGTTTTGGGTCCTTTGACTTGGGCATTACTCAGTTCCTCCACCTTGGCTTCCAGCTGGTCCAACCGGGCGAACTGGTCGCTGAACTTGTGGTTGATTTGGTCTAGCAGGAGTTGCATTTCTTTCTGGGTTATTAACATTCGTTTTGCCTTCTATTGCTTTGTTTTTAAGAAGAGTGTCTGCAACACGCATACGTCGCTCAAACTCTTTATCTTCTTGGTCACCTTCTTTGAGGTTTCGGGTAATGGCGTTAATCTTGTCAATCTCTAACTCCTGAGGAACTACCTGAGCTTCTGCTGCCAACTTAGTAGCCCTAGCTGCAGATTCTTGAGCCTGAGCAGACAACGCTGCGGTTTGTGACTGTTGGAACTCAAGCTGTGCTTGTTGTGTTGCCATAGCCATTTGTTGTGCTTGTGGGTTAGGCTGCATAGCTTTTGACATTGCTGCTAACAGTTCTTCACGGTTAGACAAATTCATGTTGTCAATGATGCTTTGGATCAGAGTGTTGTACAACGGAGACTGTCGATCCATGGTTTGCAACAACTGTACAAGCTGAGTGACTTCGTACTCTCGTGCAATAATACCCAATGTGCTGCTTGCGTTAAACTTGTAGTCAGCTACAGGATACGACTCTGGGTCAAACTGCATGTACCGATAGGCTGCTTTCTTAACAAAGGGAATCAGGAACGACTGTTGGAAGTTAATCAGGGTACGCTTGTGACGTTTAATAATAGCGCCAAGAGACATACTAATGCCAGCGGCAGTAGCCTCGCCGTTAACACTACCAGCGATTCCTGCTGAGTCAACGGCTCCTGTTGCCTGCTGTACCATCTGCTGCAATGCTCCGGCCTGAGCAAAAGTAATTTGATTAACTTGACCAAAGTTGAAAGGCTGAAGTACTTCACGTGGGTCTCCGCTGGTTAGGATCATCTTACCGGGACGTACTTCTGGTTTGGCCCCGCGAGGCAATCTAGTTGCATCAATAGCCATCATTGGGTGGATAGTAAGGCTCAGAGCGTCGATTCTAGCTCGCAACTCAGTATCCAAAGCCTTCTGGCTGTTGTAACCTTTTTCGCATACTCCACGACCCCAGAAGCGTCCGGGTACTACGTCCCAAGGGAACGCAACAACAGGACGGTCTTGCATCATGTAAGGGTTGGCTTCTGCTTTCAACAAGACACCGCCGTTAGCAATCACTACAACGGCTTCTACGTAACGTGAGCCAGACTCTTCCTCTGGTACTGCTTCTTCGTCATCTTCGCTTATAGCGGAGTTTAGAAGCTCTCGTGGCACTAAACCATAGTACTTAGTCAGGCGTACTTTGTCGTCATTGTAAATTGTGATGTCTTGGTCAGGCTCTAAATCAGTATCAGGAGCAGCAGGACCAACATAAGTGTCTTTGTAAACTCCCTGTTCTTGCAGCTGTTCTACGTGGTGTAGGCTTACAAACTCATCTACAGCAACACCCATAGCGTCTTCTACGCAGGTGGCTACAGGGTCAATCAGGAAGTTCTGTGGCAGTACGGGCTTTAGCTTTACTTTTACTCGTTCTTGTATGTTAACACCGACGGCCTGTAAGTCACCGCCCATGATGGGTTGGGTAGCAGGTGACATTTCTTTCATTTCTTCAATGACAATCTCACCAATGCCTGTACCAAACACAGCGGCGTTAATCAGACATTCTGCTACTGCTTTACGCACCATGCAGTTTTCAAAGTCTTCGGTAAGTTTGTTTCTTAAAAACAACACGTCTTGTCTTTGGCTGTCACCTACGTTGTCGCTTACGTCAAACCATTTACCACGTCCAAACGTAGCTTCTTCTAGTTCCGCTACATTAGACTCAACTGCTTGTTGTAGTGCAGGAGAAATAATACGGGAACGCTCAGACCCACGCTGGCTGTCAGCAGGGTCCCATATACCGCGCCATAGTCTATAATACTCTTCAAATCTGTTCTCATAATTGCTTTCGTAATGATCCCTCCAGTCTTCGCATTTGTTCATGACCCAGTCTTCAAGGGCTTCTTGGATCATCAACGGATCTTGCTCGTAAAATTCTGCCATATTAGTATCCTGCTACCACGTCTAAAATTTCATGGTTTTCTATTTCGTAGTCGTAGTCGTACGCTACATTTGCCAGTTGGTCAATGTACGCCAAAGCGTCCACCAAGTCGTCATGGGTCAAAGGGTCAGGAAACTGGAAGAGTTGGTCTAGGAATCTAGAGTTCCACTCTCCTTTATTCAGCGTAATGTACCCATTTTCAAAGCGCCCCTGTAGCGCCCACATTACTCTGTCGGTCTTTTTCTTGTTGCCGTGTGTCAACTCTTCTACTCTAAAGAATGTTCCGTACCGCTTCTGTAGATCCATCAGGGGCGACATGACGGCTTGTTTAGCAATACCTCTTTCGATTCCAACCGATATGGGACGGTAATCTCTAACGGCCTGAAATATCTTAGCTGCTGTTTCGTCAAGACTCCATCGACCGTATATGATATTGTCAACAAACCAACCATGCTCATTGACCGAAACCACGGCGATCGCTGTGTCGTCAAGCTTGGAATTCTTAGTCTTTTTCTTGTTGACTTCCTCAAATCCTGCCAAGTCAACTGCAATGTAGTAATCTCCTACTTCGGGCCTATCTTCACTAAACTGGACCCAGTCTTCCTTAAACATTTCTGACCCACGTGCTTCAAACGACGCCATAAACTCTTGGCGAAACGCATAAGAAGACATAGACTTTTTAGCAATATCAATTTCGTCTGGGTCCAGCAATGGATTGTCGTAAGAAGTAAAGTGGTATGCAGCGTACGTCGAATCATTGCTTAACTCCGCGTATTTGTATAACTCATAAAAATGATTCCTGCCCATAGGTGTCCCTATGAACATTGCACATCCCTTCTGGTCAGCTAAAGCGGGTCTCAGGATCTGCTCAAATACCTCAGGCTTCATGTCAGCGTACTCGTCCATTACTAGGAACTTGAGGCTGACACCTCGCATGGTTTCTGGTCTATCGGCTCCCTTGAGACTGATAGTGGCTCCATTAACAAGCTTAATTTGAAGATTATTAACATGGCTACCACTGATAACTTCATGCCCGAGATCGAGAAGGGTGGTCCACATGATGTCTCTGGCTTGTCCCTGAGTAGGTGCGACGTAAAATACATGACCTTTGTCTGCCTGTAGTGCGTTAACGATTAACATCCATGCTGCTAACCTAGACTTACCTGTACGTCGCCCAGCAGCTACTATTTTAAATCTTGTGTCGTCTGCCCAGACCTGTTGTTGCCACGGCAGTAGTTCTATATTAAGATCCATTAGTACAACCAGATAACCGGAGTTGTTCCACGGGTATCAACGTGTACAAACGTATCAGCAATGCCCACACCAGTAAAACCAAGGTTTAAAGCATTAGCCACAATAGTGTAGCGGTGGGCGGCATTTGTTATTTTTATGTCAGCCGCTATTCCTTGGGCATGTGTCCCCGGCACGTCCTTTTTTCTTTCAATAGGGTGCTGGGTTGGATGACGGTAACCACTTGTCACCTCAAACGGGAAGCCACATGCACCCCGCAAATCGTCTAACTTCTCTAGGAACTCTTG